ACTACACTGCACAGGAACTTGAAAACAAGGTAGCAACCGCAGGATGGGACGAAGAATTTGTTGAATACATTATTGAGCACTTCCGTGGTGTTAATATTGATAGTCTTGAAAGAGAACAGGAAGGCCGCCGCAGTACTAGCTTGACCGATAACGCCTACGAGGCACATGAACTAATAGAAATCGTGTATGCGTACCAGCGGCTGGTCGACCCTGAAGATGGAGCAGAGGGCATCTATTGCACCGTATTCCACAAGGACTACAGTGGAATCAATGGAGAGGCCCCAGCGTACGCTAAGCGTGAGCTACTGAATGGTTACGAAGATTACCCAGTAGTGGTCACAAAGCTGTCTGAGGACAGCAAGCGACTATACGACACAACTACCATTCCTGATTTGCTACGTGGCATTCAGAATCAAATCAAGGTAGAACGTGACTCCAGAATTGACCGCAATAGCCTAGCTACTTTACCTCCGATCCTGCACCCAGTTGGACAGGCACCTAGTGACTGGGGTCCAGGCCGTATGATTCCTTATCGCCGCAAGGGTGACCTGGACTTTGCGCCTACCCCTGCATTCAATCCTGGCTCTGTAGAAATGGAAATGAATCAATCTAAGCAGGCTGACCGACTAGTCGGACTAGATGAAGACTCTCAGATCTCAAGTATCCGCAAGCAGTTCCTTGTTGATAAGTTCTTGCAGCACAATGCAGAGGTACTCAGCATGGCGTACCGCTGCTTCCAACGATTTGGTCCAGACGAGATCTTTTTCCGTGTAACCAATATCCCTGATGCTCAAGTCATGGACCGAGGTGACCCTGACTCAAACTTTGATATTACTATCAACTACGATGTCCTTAACACAGATCCTAAGTCACAGGAAGTAAAGCTAGCCCAAATGACTTCACTGCTGCAACTGGATCGTAATGGCCGTATCGACATTGATAAACTAATTTCAGTAATGGCTGCATCCATTGATCCAATCCTAGCTGACTCTGTGCTTACTCCAGTAGAAGACGCACAGCAGCAAGTGGTAAAGGATGTAACCGATGACCTTACAAAGATCTTTGCTGGCATTGAGATGCCTGCACGTGCAAGCGGAGGACAGATTGCAATGCAAATACTAGAGCAGTACGGCCAGCAGCCTGACATCCAGCAACGCCTGCAGGCTGACGAAGCCTTTGCGGGTCGCATACAGAAGTACGCTGGTCAGTATCAGTTCCAGATGCAACAAATGCAGAACGCTGAAATTGGCCGCATCGGTACGACTCCAGCTCAAATGGGAGAAGTAGGAACACAGGACATGGCACAATACTAATATGACTCCTGAAGAATACGCAAACAAACGAGCATCCGATAAACTATTCGGATTCCCAATTCGTGAAAAGTTATACCCAGATGAAGATCAATTCTTTTCAGATAGACCAGAGGTAGCTGGTATGGCGGCTGAAGATAATACAATTATCCTAAACCCATACAGCAAGCTATCAAAGAAACAATTGGGAGCAGTAGCAGAAAATGAAGCCCTTCGCTTAGATATGCGAAAGAATGAGTTCTCTCCAGATTTTGAAGTTACACCAGAACAGGTTAAATTCTTCGAAGGAACTGAGTACGCAGATAATCCAACAGCAATGAAACAAACTATTCTTGCTAGAGTATATAGCGGTGATCCCAGTGCAAATGCTACACCTGAGCAAAAACAAGCTTTAAAGAAATATCTCTCAAAGGATAAATAACATGACTATCGAAGAAGACCTAGAGCACCTCAAGCGGCACGACTCGTTTAACCGCCTGATTGATTTTATTAAGCAGATGCGTGAAGAGTGCATCGCTGAAATGCACGAGGTGCCAACTGACAAGTTACAACAACTATCAGGGCGTATCTTGAGCTACGATCAGATTGTCACAATGGCAAGCTGGGGCAAGCCACCTGCACCTGAATAATTTCATAGCATACATTTCGTATGCTATAATGCAAAACATAGCTATCGCTCGGCGTTGAAGAGTGGAATTATATGAATACAGAAGTCACAACGGGAATCGCTGCACCCGAAACTAATACAGTGGAAAAGACAAATATATCAGCAGCGGATTTTGCGATCCAACGCTTAGGGCAGTCAACGCCTCAACCAGTAGAGCAGATTGCTCAAGGGGTTGAAGAAGAGACAGCCGACGAAATTGCTCCTGAAGAAGTAGAAGAATTTGAAGAATCAGACGAAAGTTATGATGAAGAAGATTCCGAAACTGAATCAGGCGAGCAAGTTCTTTCTCAGATTGATTTAGATGATATGTCCGAGGCGGACCTGCGGGAGCTAGCTGATAAGCTAGGTAGCCGTGCAGTAGCTCGCTTTGGAGAACTCACAGCTAAACGTAAGGCAGCAGAAGAAAAGCTTCAACAACTTGAAGCTAGACTTGCTACCGAGCAAAGCAATCCACTCAAACCAAAGCAAGAAGTTACAAACAATCCGTTTGATAGCGTAGAAACCCTAGAGGACCTACAATCAAAAGCAACGGACGCTAGTAACGTAATTGAATGGGCAGAGGACATTATGTTCAATGCAGATGGATATGAAGCTGACGACGTAGTCACTGAAGTAGAAGGCAGGGAAATGACAAAGGCCGATGTCCGCAATGCTCTATTGCGGGCACGTAAAGCCAGAGACAAGTTCCTTCCTGACCGCTTGCAGAAGCTACAAGGAATCGAGAAAAGCAAACAGATGCAAGAGCACTTAACTGCTCAAGCTGAAGTTGAGCTACCCTGGATGACTGGAGAAGATAACGATACACGGCGTGAATACGAAGCCATTATGAAAGACCCTAGGGTTGATACATTAATGAAAAGTCTTCCTGTTGACGTTAAGGCTCAAATGCCGTACCTACTAGCGCACGCCGCTAATAGTATTTATGGCAGAAAGCTAGTACCTTCAACAAAGTCCAGTGTACGGCTTAACCCATCTAGTAGTTCTACTCCTAGTGCAGCAGGATCTGAAAAGCCTGCTAATCGTGTAAACAAATCAATCAAGAACTTAAGTGCTCAGTTCAAGCAATCAGGTGACAAAAGTGACTTCATTACTCTCAGGACACTTCAACTACAAAACCGATAAATTAATTCAAACGTAAAATATTATGGCATTCTCAAATACATTCGACACCACTAATCCTGGTTCCGCTGTTTCTAATCGTGAAGACCTTACAGATGTACTTACCATCTTGGCTCCCGAAGAAACTCCCGTTCTTTCATCCGCTTCTAAAAAGAAGTCCTCTGCTACATTCACTGAATGGACAGTAGACGCTCTTTCTGCTCCTGTTACTACAGGTGTAGACGAAGGTGCAGATGTTACTACATTCACTGACCAGTTCGCTGGCCGTGCTCGTCTTGGTAACTACGTTCAAAAGTTTCGTCGTGACTTCCGTGTTTCGGATCTCCAAGAAGCTGTTGACTCTGTTGGACCAGCTAAGGTTGCACAAGCAGAAGCTAAAGCCATTCGTGAGCTTAAGCGTGACGTAGAAGCTACACTCATCGGTACACAGGACCGCAGCATCGAAAACGGTGCTGGTACACCTTACGGCCTTCGTGGTCTTGGTGACTGGATTGACTCCGCTGGTCCTGCTGACGTTCCAGCTGCATTCCGTACTCCTGCTACTTCGATCTACGACATCAGCACACAAGGTGCATTTGGTGAAGAAGCTCTTAACAACATGATCTCTTCGATCTATCGTCAAACTGGTAGCACCAACAAACTTATGCTTGTTGCTGACACTGGTCTTCGTCGTACAATCGCTGACTTCGCTCGTGTATCTGCTGGTGCAACTGAAAGCATCCGTGCAGTAAACTACGATGGTAACAAGGCTGAGATCAAACTCTCTGTCGAGCTTTACCAAAGTGACCACGGTATCGTATCCATCGTCAACATGAACCCAGACACTGCTCCTTCTACACTTGCTGGCGGTACTACCTATCAAGATGGTTACCTCCTCAACCCTGAGTACTACGGTGTACACGAATTGATCCCTATGGGTTCGAGCCGTCTGCCTAACCTTGGTGGTGGCGAGCGTGGATTCTGCGATGTTACATTGACCTTGGGTGTTTACCATCCGCAGGCGCACGGTAAGATCACTCAGTAATTCTGATTGAATTTTCGAGGGGACTAGATACTATACAATGAATCTAGTCCCCTTTTTTACCTTTAACTTAAAATGGAAATAATTACAAAAGTCCCTACT